CTAAAGATATCATAGATACATGTCCCATAGCACCAACATTCAAAAATATATTGTCTTCTTGTAAATCCATTTCTTTAACAGTTTCTAACAATTCTCTAGAACTTTTACCTGTAGTAGATAGTATGATATCATTTTTATAATATTTTAAAATACATTCTATTGCTTTTTTACGATAAATAGTATAATTATTATTTATATCTGGCTTTAAATTGCATTTAGAAAAGGCATTTTTCTTAACTAATAAAATATTTGGCTTCGATTGTATTTTTATAGAATGTACTAATTTGTCTATGACATTTTTACATTCTTCGATATTATTTGGTAATATATCGTAATTAATCTTTAGAGATTTAATAAGTTCTATCATACATTCTCCTTGGCTAATATGTTGCGGTTCATCCTTAATACCGGGTTCTCCTCTCCAACCTATAATTATAAGCATAGGAATAGAATAAACTTTATCCGAAGCTAAAGACATTAATGGGTTAATAATATTACCAGTACCAGAATTTTGTAAATAAACTAATGGAATTTTGTTTGTAGCTAAATGATATCCTGTAGCAAGTGCAATTGCAGAACCTTCATTCGCAGTAATGATGTGTTCTTTATCCAAACTTTCAGATAAGATTACATTGTTTAATTCTTTTAAAAGTGAATCTGGTATACCAGTAAAAAAATTTATATTTTTGGATTTAATATAATTAAATACTTTAATTGGATCCATAATCTATAATCATAAATTATTTTTAAATTAGATTTTTAAATTAGTTATAGTTATTGGATTATCAGAATATTCTAAGACAAATTTTAGAAAAATAATTCGTATACATGTTGTAATTTGTTACCATTAGACAGTTTCTTTTGATATTTGTGTAAATAGATATAAATACGTTCATATGTTACTAATAAACTAAAGATAATATTTTAACTAAATTAATGGCAATATCAATTTATTTTACCTTTAGCCTCATCCCCCAAGATAATCTACAGAAAATATCAACTGTATTAATCATTATTTAATCCCATCTTCAAGTAATTTTGTGTAATCTTGTTGCAATTTAAATAGGTTAATTTCTACTAGACTTAATAGTTTATTAGTGTTATTTTTGGTACCAAATTTACTAACTTTATAATTAGATGATGATTTATGAATAATGTGATGAATCTCTGTAAATTTAATAAATTTAACTAATTCCTTACCCAATTTAGCTTCTGGTTCTGCTATATAAATATTTTCTCTAATAATTTTTTGTATTTCTTGGTACTGCATATTGATCCTATTTTTAAGATTTTGAATAGTATTAGTGTTAATATTTAATTCAAATTCTGGTAATTCTTTAACTATACCTATTCCATCGCCAGTTAAACTATCATCGTCACTATCACTATCATTATATTTATTTGTAATAAGTAGTCTTAATTTATCCGTCTCGATTCTAGATTCTATTTCAGGTTCGGGTTCAGGTTCAGGTTCAGGTTCTGGTTCAATAGATTTATCAACACTTATAATAGTATCAGATTGATTATCCCAATCTAAATTAATATTTGAAATGTCGTTTTTTTTTTCTATAAAATTATGCTTTATTTTATTTGTTTTTGTAATATGTTTTCGAAGATGTTTCCAACGACATTTTCTACATATTTTTGAACTGCTATTAATAGGTATTTTTTCATTACATTTAATATTATTTTTTATAGCATTATATTTATTAGTATAATAACAAATACATCGTTTCGTATTATCAGGTTCACTATCTGTATCATACTCATCACTTGTTCTGTCTGAATCTGAATCAGAATCATTTATAGGGATATTGTAATTCATTTGATATACACATACTAATTTTAAATATATAGGCCAATAAAAATCAGCCAATTTTGCCTTAATTTTATTTAAATTTTCATTATATTTTCTCTCTTTTTTTTCATGTTCCATATTATTATATTTATCCCATAAAGTTTTAAAGAAAATAAAAATAGGACCTATTGTAATAGGTATAATTATTGATATCCATATTTCTGATGTTTCCATATCTTATAATTAATATAATTTATACTAATTATACGATATCTTTTTATATAGTTATAAATATTTTATTCAGTTTAATTTGATTTTGCCTCATGGGTTGAGTTATCCGTTCTGGGTCTAGAACGTTTATCATTAGTTGGTGGTTTCCTTCTAATTGAATTATCAACCAATAATGGACCACCATTTACACCTTTAACGTCGACGGCTTGTCTGTTTCCATCATCGCCACTAATATTAAATGAAACATATTCACCCGTCGATAAGCTTCGGTACTCACTAGTAGCAGGTGAGATGTGAGTTTGGTGGACAAATATATCATTATCCTCCGAATTATCCGAAATTATTTTAATAAAACCATAACCTAATTTATTATTGAACCATTTTACTTGACCAGTGTGGCTTAGATTACATGATAATTTATTATCAACATTCTCGACTACTTGGTTTTCTAATTGTGTAATATTTTCGTTTGTTTCTGTCATCTTTCTTTTGTACTTATACATTTATAATTCATCTTTAAATACTTTTTATAATTATTTACGGATAAAGAATTATAAAAATATACCAATAAATAAATATGAGTATAATTAAACTTATTGGTATATGTATATTAATAATTTTTATAACTATTCAAATTGTTTTTTTAAATAAAATAAATAATAATTATGATATTTTACAAGTAAATAATCCGAATAACGATAATTTTGAAAAAATGTTAGGTCAACGTTCACCATGTGTATTTACGGGGATTATAGATACATGGGAAATTAAGAATTTAACTATAGATAAACTAAATAAATTAGATATAGAATCTAAAAATAAGTTAAATATAGAAATGAATAACTGTTTTAATTATTATTTAACTCCTATGTGTTTAAAACATAATTATAGTATAGATACTAATGAAAAATTAAATTTAGTAAGAGAAAATAGTTTCCGACATTTAATTTGTCAAATTAGTGGTAAAAGTACAATTACATTATTTAGCTCAGATGAGACTAAATATTTGTATCCAACTAAAAAAGATGGTACATCAGTAAGTCAAATCGATTATTGGAATCAAAATTTAAAAAAATATCCAAAATTTAGTAAAGCTAAATGTATTGATATTATCTTATACCCAGGACATATGATTTATATACCATATAAATGGTGGTATGTTATAAATGGCGAAACAAATAATATACGAATATCATGTACATCTGAATCATTTTTTAGTTATTTTTTGAAATATTAACAATATTTACTAAATTTATTTAAAGAATTTACAATTTTATATTATAACAAATGTCACACCAACCAACACATATAGACCCTGATGATTTTCATACCGTTGTAAAAAAATTGCGAGAATTTTTCGAAGGAAGAGGATTTTTAGAAGTTCACACACAAAGTAGATTAAGTATTTTAGCTGCATGCGAAGACCCACAAACTATTTCTACATTTAATTATGCTGGTCAAGTGTGGCCTCTACCTCAAACAGGTCAAATGTGGTTAGAATACGAGTTGTTGAAAAATCCTGAAGCAAATGGTTTTTTTTGTTTAAGTACTAGTTTTAGAAATGAACCAACCCCAGTACCCGGAAGACATGATAAAATTTTTCCAATGTTTGAATTTGAAATTAAGGGGGGATTAGATGATATGATTCAACTGGAGAAGGATTTACTACAACATTTAGGGTTCGGAGATCAATCGACTTATAGTGAAGGAAATTACAAAGATGTAGCTAATAAATATCAAACTGCTGAATTAGAACATGAACATGAATTACAGTTACGTAAAGATTATGGCCCAGTATATTTCTTGAAAATGTTTCCAAATTATACATCACCATTTTGGAATATGAAACAATCTAATTGCAAAGAGATTGCAAATAAAGTAGATGTTATTTTACATGGTATGGAAACTATTGGTTCAGCTGAACGTTCAATCAATGCCGATGAAATGAGACAACAATTTTATTCAATCAGTGGTGGTAATTATGCGAAAATATTATTTAGTAATTTTACCAGAGAACGTGTAGAACAAGAATTAGATGAGTTTTTAAAATTTAAATTTTTTGATAGAAGTGGTGGAGGTATCGGTGTAACTAGACTAATTAGAGCCATGAAATTGAGTAACATTTTATAAAATAAAAATAAAAATAAAATAAAATAAAATTTATATTAGATTTATATATTAGATTTATATTAGATTTATTGACATCAAAATATATTAAACCTTAATTTATTACAATAGAATTATTATAATAAATTAATGTTATACAACATTTTGTATGTTAACACAAACTATTTTTTAAAAATTAATAAATAAGTAAATTTATTATTTAAAATTGATTTAAAATCATATGTTGATTTTAAATAATATGTTAAATTTTAATATTATAGTTGCGTATTGTAAAAATCGAGGTATAGGTTTAAATAATACTTTACCATGGAGTTTAAAAAAAGAAATGAAACATTTTAGAGATATAACTACAAATAAAGAATTATGCAATCTGGTGATAATGGGTAGAAATACTTGGGAGTCTATACCAGATAATTTTAAACCATTAAAAAATAGAATAAACGTTATTATCACTTCTAGAAAATATACTCATGATTTAGAAAATAATACTTATTATTTTAAATCTCTCAACGAATCTTTGCTATTTGAATATAATAAAATTATAAACCCCGATGGAGTTTTTGTTATAGGTGGTACTATGTTATATAATGAAGCAATTAAACATGAATCTTGTCGCCGTCTTTATATTACTGAAATTTATCAAAACTTTGAATGTGATACATTTTTTCCAGAGATTAATAAAAGTTTTAAATTAAGTAATGTTTCTAGTTTTCAGGAGGATAACAGTGTTTATTTTAGATATTTAGACTATCATAAAGATTCGAGTGATACTTGGAGAAATTTAGAAGAAGAACAATATTTAAATACTCTCAAAGAAATATTGGATGATGGGATTGAACGCAATGATAGAACTAATGTCGGAACGTTATCTGTATTCGGAAAATCCTTTAAATATAATTTAAGAGATACATTCCCGATATTAACAACAAAAAGAGTATTTTTTAGAGCGGTTTTTGAAGAATTAATGTTATATTTGAGGGGTCAAACTAATAATAATATTTTAAATGACAAAGGCATTCATATATGGGACGGAAATACTAGTAGGGACTTTTTAGATAAAAGAGGTTTAAATAATTATGATGTGGGTGATATGGGTGAAACATATGGATTTAACTTTAGACATTTTGGTGGTGAGTATCATGGCTATGATAAAAATTATGAGAACCAAGGTTTTGACCAATTAAATTACGTAATTAAGTTAATTAAAAATAACCCAACTAGTAGAAGAATTATGATTAGTTTATGGAATCCAAAAACTTTACATAAAGCTGCATTACCAAGTTGTTTATGTCAATATCAATTTTATGTAGACACTATAAAAAAAGAATTAAATTTACAAATTTATATTAGAAGTTCTGACTTTTTCTTAGCAAATAATTGGAATACTTGTACTGGTGCTCTATTTGTTCACCTATTATGTAATATTAATGGTCTAGATTTAACACCTGGTATACTTACAGTTGTTACAGGTGATACTCATATTTATTCAAATCATACCGAACAAGCAAAAATTAATTTAGAAAGAACTCCCACACCATTTCCTAAATTAGTTGTAAAAAAGAACTGTGATAAAATAGAAGACTTTGAATTTACAGATATTTCTTTGGTAGGATATAGTCCAATGCCAAATATTAAAGCTAATATGGCAGTATGACAATATTAAAATATATAAATAAAATATGAATAACATAAATGATATTATAGAAGTTACACAGACTAATAAAAAGGTTTTTTTAAAGATTAATGTAATTCAATTCAAAAAAATTGGAAAATCAAGCAAATGTAAAGATGATATATATAAAATTATATTAACAAAATGTAATGAGGGTGTTACTATATCCAAAAAATTTAACCGTGATAAATTAGATGTAATTTTGGACTTATGGGATGTTGGGTTATTAGATATAAACATTTTTTTTATCAAAGAACTTATTACAAAATTACAAAAAGATTTACCCGAAACATTAAATGAAATGTTTATTATTAACTATTCAAGAAAAATTAAATATATTTATAAGATAATAAGTCCTATTATTGACCCTGATACTAGAAAAAAAATTATGTTTAAATAATATAATGCTAAGAACTATTAATAGCAAATAACATTGATTATAATATATTTATTATAAATAAAATTATTATAATAAATATATTTATAAATAGTATATGGGTTTATTTAGATCATTAATAGTAATTGTAGTTGGCTTATTTGTTTCTAATCTTATTGATAATCCTAAATCACCAATAAATAATATTCCTATTGTAGGTGATTTATTTACTGGAAAAATTAAAGAAAATAAATGTATAATAATAATATTTATAATAGCAATAGTCGAATTTATTTTATAGTTCAGTATGGTCATTATGAACTGTCTGTGAC